AGGCTGCAAAGACTGAGCCTGTCGTGTCAGTTGGTTGGTTAATTACTGATGAAGCTGACCGCATAGTTTTAAGTGCTGACTTTTGCAGTGATGGCACAACAGGCAGAGCCATAGCTATCACTAAAGCATGCTGTGAAAACATAACCACATTAGAAGTAGGTAAGGACTAATGCCATTAAATCCAGAGGATGAGTATGGTTGGTAATGTGACAAATCTGCACAAGCAAGGCAAGTGTAAGTATTGTGGGATTGCATTGTACAGCTACAACAATGAAAGACGCTATGTCTGTGGTGGCTGTGAACCGAAGCACGACATGACTGGTCAGTTTGCACGGCAAATCAATGACTATGTGCCATACATACCTGAGATCAGTGATGAACGAGCTTTGATTTTATTAGAAAATCAAATCGATGATCTAAAGCGTGAAGTATTATTTTGGAAAGCCAAAGCCAATGATCGTTGAACTGGAGTGGTACGAATATAAAATGGCAGCTCAGGTCGGACTAGATCGTAAGGTGCAATCAATTTTAAATGGGCATAAGGATCGATATGGTAGCGTCTGGACACCTATTTCAGATGTTGGCTGGTCAGTGGTATCGGCAGTGGCTGAGTGTGCTGTAGCTAAAGCTCTCGGCATGTATTGGGATGGTTCAATCAACACGTTTAGTCGACCTGATCTTGGTGACTACGAGATCAAAGCACAGCTGCATCATACGATTGATCCAAACAAACATAGCAACTTCTTAGTTATCAAACCTAACAGTCCAGATCACTTGGTGCATATATTGGTCCTGGTACATTCTAACACGAAGTATGAGGTTGTTGGGTTTCGTAGGGCTAGTGATGCTAAAATGGAACGCTATGCAGCTCAGGTAGGTAATCGACCAATGTTTTATCGAGTGCCAGCTGATGAACTCGACAGCATAGGATTGCTCGATGGCTGATCTAAGAATACTAAGTTTAGGTGCTGGTGTGCAAAGTAGCACATTGGCTTTAATGATGGAACGTGGTGAAGTGCAAAAACCTGACGCATGTATATTTTCCGATACCATGTCAGAGCCTAAAGCCGTGATGGAGTGGTTAGAATGGTTAAAGAAACAACTATCATTTCCTATTCACATAGTCAGTAAAGGTAACTTACGACAAGACACAATAGACGCTGCTACTGGAGTTGGTAAGTACAAGTATGTGACTATACCTGTATACACAGTAAACGCTGAAACGCAAAAAAAAGGGTTGTTGCGTAGGCAATGTACGTTTGACTACAAAATAGCTGTAGTTAATAAAAAGGTTAGAGATCTGCTTGGTTTAAAAAGGTATCAGCATGTCAAAAAAGGCACTGAAGTTGAGATGTACATGGGTATTTCTTATGATGAAGTGACTAGGATGCGTACCAATCAAGTTAAATATATCAAAAATGTTTATCCATTAGTTGATCTTAAAATGCGTAGACAAGACTGCATAAACTGGATGGAGAACTATGGTTATCCAAAGCCACCACGATCTGCGTGTACTTTTTGTCCGTTTCACAGCAATGATGAATGGTTACACATAAAGCAAAACAAGGCTGAATGGGATGAAGTTGTGGCACTAGATAAAGCAATTCGACATGGCACAAAACGACCAGAGGATGAAATATTCTTACATCGTTCTTGCAAACCCATTGACGAAATAGATTTTGAAAAAAAAGATGACCAATACAATTTATTTGAAAACGACTGCCAAGGCATGTGTGGAGTATGAACAATCTCAAGCACAGCTGTATTGATGTTGGTAGTGGCTTTATCATAGCTATACTAATTCAGGTGCATATCTTTCCATGGTTTGGACTATATCCAAGCATCAGTGACACCATCGGCATATCACTAATATTTACTTGCATATCAATCATAAGATCTTGGTTGTGGAGAATGGTATTGGCTAAATGAATCCATTAGATCGGTTTATTCGTGAGGACATCACCCCCCAGGCTAAGATAGTTTATATTTATCTAGAGAGTTTGTACTATCGATACGGTAAGTGCTTGCCACGCCAAGCTACCATTGCGTCAGATTTGCACATCTCTAGGCGTACTGTGATCCGATGTATAAATGAGCTAAGGGATAAGGAATTCATTGTATCTAAACGATTAGCTTCAACGTGTCGTTACTTCCCAGTCAATGATGTGACAAAAAGTGTATATATTAATAAACAATTTATATCTAAACTAGATATATCTAGAACAGATATATCTAGACATGATTTACGAGGGGGTAAGGTAAAATCTCTCATCCAATCCACTGCTAAAAATAGCAATGTGCATTACAGGTCTGCTGTGAAGCAGACCGCTGCTAAGAAAGCACGAGTGCCTAAAGCTCAAAAGGACAAGCTCTACAACTTTTTAAAAAACCTATCATCTGATCGTAAGAAACAGTTCTGGGATGATGTAATGAAAGGAGATAAGAAATGGCTCAAACAGTTTCCACAACTTGGTTAGTTGATGCCTTCGAAGAAGCAATAGCTACGGATCGTAAACTCCCAGCTGCATATAAGAAAGGTTACAATGGTATGAAGTTTGACATTAAGCACGATGTCACTGAACACAATGCCTGGGATAAGAAACCAACACGCAGTGCTGCATCGTCAAAAGAAATAGCACGGTATGATTTCTTGCTCTATCACATCACACCATTGCTTGATACTACAGAACGTAAACTAGTTTGGTCCAGAGGTATGGGTATGCCATATGTACACATTGGAAAGAAACTTGGCATGCATCGACACAAGGTTAAAGAAATGTACTTAGAAGTTCTAATTTATATTAAGTATTTGGTAGCTTATGACAAATATTTGTTAGACAAGTATGACAAAATCAAATAGTTATTTAACTATCATTTGCAAATCATTGTATTTGATATTCCTTTCTTTGTTAAGATAGCCCATCATGGTAGGTAGACCACTTCATAAAAAAGAGTGTGGAGCTTATGCTCGTTCCACTCGATTACCTTGTAAAGCTAAAGCACTTGCTAATGGTAAGTGTAAGTTACATGGTGGGTTATCGACAGGACCAAAGACACCTGAAGGCAAACTAAAAGCATTAATGAATTTAAAACATGTCAAAGACAAACTTAAAACAGAAGATCCCGACTATTCTAGAGAAGCTGCAACAGGGCATTCCACTATCCAAGATATGTAGTGATAAGGACTATCCAGCAGTCACAACTGTGTATTCCTGGATGAAGGATGACGATGATATTCGTAAAGAGATAGCTGATGCTAGACAACTTGGAGCATGGACTTACCTCGATAGTATGATGGAGTTACTGCAACAAGAGTGTGAACCACAAGCAGTACAATGGAACAGAGAACGTCTACATCATGCACGTTGGATGAGTAGTAAACTATTAGCTGGTACATTCGGTGATAAGATACAAGCAGATGTTAAGGCTGATACCAAGATGACTATTGCTTGGAGTAGTGAGGTAATACCAGAGATTAAGTGAGATGTCCCATATATTACACAGAGCTGTATGATTACGCACACACGTCATGGAGTACGATAGCAGCTGTGAGCTGAGGTCGAGGTACTACGTCAGGTACTTTTTAAAATTATTTGTTGGTAATCCTAGGACACGATAAGGACTGCCGATCTTTTTTTTATTATCACGCTAGGTAAAGCCTTATTTTTTTTGGCATGTGTTTTGGAAACACCGACCCCCCCACACCCCGAAAAGTCGGGCTGCGGTTGTAGCGTATATAGAATAGGAAATTAATAGAACCACGCATATGGATGAAGATTTAAAAGATCTGCTAGCAATGATCGTTTACGATGAAACTAGCAAAAGTTTAATAATTAGCGTTACAGGCTTTCGTAATAATATTCACGGCAAAGATGTGTCTAATTGGATTTGCAACAACTTAAATATTGATCTGCTAGATATAGATGGCAAACAACCAACGGTCCATTAATGCAGATAACTATTCCGTATAGTCCACGACCATTACAACAAGACATACATACACAACTAAGTAAACATAGATGGGCTGTACTCAGCATTCACAGGCGTGCTGGTAAATCCGTATTGTGCATCAATGAACTAATTAAAAGGGCGTTAACTAACGACAAATGGAATCCACGGTACGCATACATCGGACCAACTTATAAACAAACAAAGTCAATTATTTTTGACTACTTAAAATTCTATGCTGGTGTCATACCTGGATCAAAGTTTAATGAACAAGAACTTAGTTGCACTCTGCCTAACGGAGCAAAGATCTCCCTCTTAGGTTCTGAAAATCCTGATAGCCTTCGTGGTAATTACTACGATGGTATTATTTGTGACGAATATGCTCAGATCAATCCACGATTGTTTCCTGAGATTATTCGACCAGCTCTGTCAGATCGTAAAGGCTTTTGTTATTTTGTGGGTACACCACAAGGCATGAGTAATGATTTTTACAATAAGTACCAACACGGTCTGAAAGATAAGACTTGGTACACCAAGATTGCTAAAGCATCGGAAACAGGCATTGTTGACCAAGAAGAATTAGATGCAGCTTTAGAACTTATGGGTAAAAATAAATACCGACAAGAGTTCGAGTGTGATTGGGTAGCAGCTCTAGAAGGTGCTATCTATGGAGATATAGTAGAAAAGATTGAAAACAAAGGTCAGGTTGGTCGAGTGCCATATGATCCGACTTATCCTGTTAGTACGGCATGGGATATAGGCATCTCTGATAAAACCGTTATCTTGTTTTTTCAGCAAGTAGGTCGAGCTGTACAGATTATAGATTATTATGAAAACAGTAATGAGGGGTTACCCCATTACATTAATGTGATTAACGGCAAGGATTACGTTTACAAAAACCATTATGGACCACACGATCTAGAACAACGTGAGTTTACTAATGGTAAGTCCAGGCGTGAAATAGCCTACGAGTTAGGTCTGCGTTTTAAGATTGTACCTAAACTAAGTATTGAGGATGGTATTCATTATACGCAACTCTTGCTAAACCGTTGTTGGCTAGACGTTGATACTTGCAAGAAACTTATAGATGCTTTGCGGAACTATCACCGCAAGTTTAACGACACCTTACAAGTTTTTAATATGAAACCAGTCCACGACTGGAGCAGTCACGCATGTGACAGCCTACGCTGTTTAGCTGTGGGCTTAGAAGAATTACGAGATGATAAAGAAATAACCCAGCGTATAGCTGACAATAATTACAACCCATTAGGAATGAACCATGAGCAGAATTTTTAAACCAAAAGTAAGTATGCCACCAGTGCCGCCAGCACCAGAACCAATTGCTTACAATCCACCAAGCAGTGGTAACACCGAAGAACAAATTACAAATACTCCAACAGAATCTGAAATAGCAGCAGCTGATCCAACAGGAGCTATCAATGAAGATGCTGAAGAAGCTGCAATAGCATCAGTTAACAAAAAGAAAAAAGGCAGAAAGTCAACCATCCTAACAGGACCACAAGGTTTGAC